GGTGGGGCTACCGCGCCGTATGTTTCGCAACTTGGGCCTATGCCGACGTTTACTCGTGGCGGGTTCCAGCCATATACCGGCGACTATGAAACCTACGGCTTTGGACCAGAGTTTAACTTCTTTGGCGGCTCCGCGCCGATTACCCCTACTGCCCCAGCGACGGGTGTACTTGGACCTAACACTCCAGTAGACACAACACTCATATGACCAAAGAAGAAATTATAGCAAAAGCTAATCACGCCAAGCGTCTTTTGGAGGACGAAGTGCTGCTCGATGCGTTCAGCACTGTTGAGGAGGATATATTCAAGGAATGGCGTTCGTCCGAAGTCAATGACTACGATAAACGAACTGATCTATTTCTTACGCTCAAATGCCTTGAGCGTTTGGAAGCCCGACTCCGGGCAATCCTCGATGATGGAACTATTGCGTCGAGGAGTTGAACTACACTATGAAAAGGTGATATATGGCGATTGAAGACGGCAACCCCCAAGGCGGGATCGGCCTTCACGAAGCAACTCTTGCCATCAGCAATTTGCTTGGCCCCGAACAGGACAACCAAGAAGAAGCTGAGGCGCTAGATCAAGAAGAAGCTGAAGAGCAGGAGCTTGATCAGGAATCTGAGACTGAAGAAGTCGAAGAGTACGAAGAAGAAACTGAGTACGACGAGGCTGACGATGTTGAAGATTCTGAATCTGACGACGAGGAAGTTGAAGAAGAAGCTACGCAGGAACTTTCAGAAGACCTTACCCTCAAGGTTAAAGTTGATGGGGAAGAGATGGAAGTCACCCTTGCCGAACTTCGGAACGGCTATTCTCGAACCGCAGATTATACGCGGAAAGCTACCGCTCTGGCCGAGCAGCGCAAGTCGCTTGAAGCTGAAGTGGAAGCCATTCGTGCGGAACGCACTCAATACGCGCAACTACTGCCGATCCTGCAACAGCAGATTCAGCAGCAGAACGCGGCAGAGCCTGACTGGGATACTCTTTATGATGAAGACCCCATTGAGGCTGCTAGATTGGAACGGCATTGGCGTAAAACCAAGGATGAACAAACGCAAAGGCTGGCCGCTATTCAGGCCGAGCAGTGGCGTCTCACCGAGGAAGAAACCAAGCAGCGTACACAGCAGATGCAAGCGGTTGTTCAAGCCGAACGTGCCAGACTCCCTGAAGTCATTCCTGAATGGAAAGATCAAGAGACGATGATGCGGGAAGCCCAAGAACTGCGGGAATGGGCGACATCGAACGGACTAACTGAGCAGGATGTTAATTCTCTCACACAGGCCGCTCATATTGCTCTTATCCGTAAAGCCATGCTGTATGATAAGGGTGTTAAGAACGTGGAAAAAGCGAAACAACCGGCCAAGAAAAAAGCTCGTGTTGTCCGCCCAGGTTCCAGCAACTCTTCTGCAAAGTCCGGTTCCGTTGATATTAAGAGAGCGTCCAAGCGTCTCGCACAAACTGGTCGCGTCGCTGACGCCGCCAAACTCTTGGATAAACTCATTTAGGGACTTTTAGTTATGGCTATTGTAGCAAACACCTTCACCCGTTATTCGGCTGTTGGTATTCGTGAAGACCTGTCGAATGTCATCTACAACATTTCGCCAGAAGAAACTCCGTTCATCTCGAACATCGGTCGCGAGAACGTCAAGAACACCTACTTCGAATGGCAGACTGACAGCCTTGCTGCTGCTTCGGCTTCGAACGCTGCTCTTGAAGGCGACGACATTTCTTCGTTCACTGCTGTTAGCCCGACCTCGCGGATCGGTAACTACACACAGATCAGCACGAAGAACGTCGTTATTTCGGGTACGCTCGAAGCTCTCGACAAAGCAGGTCGTCGTAGCGAACTGACATATCAGCTTGCAAAGCTGGGTTCTGAACTGAAGCGTGACATGGAGAGCGCACTGCTCGCCAACCAGTCGCCAGTAGCAGGTAACACCACTACGGCTCGCCGTACTGCTGGTCTGCCGGCTTTCATCAAAACCAACACCGACTTCGGTTCTGGTGGCGCTGACACGGCTGGTATCGCTGCTCGTACCGATGGTACGCAGCGTGCCTTCACTGAAACTCTGCTCAAAACCGTGATCGCTGAGGTCTGGGAATCGGGCGGCACTCCGAAGATGCTCATGGTTGGCTCGCACAACAAGCAAGTTGCTTCGGGCTTCACCGGCATCGCGACTCGTTTCCGTGACGTTCCTGCTGGCCAGCAGGCGCAGATCGTTGGCGCAGCCGACGTTTATGTATCGGACTTCGGTACTGTGAACATCGTGCCTAACCGCTTCCAGCGCGCTCGTGACGCTTTCGTCGTTGATCCGCAGTATGCGTCGATGGCTGTTCTGCGTCCGATCCAGCAGATGGAACTGGCGAAGACCGGCGACGCCGAGAAGCGCCTGATGCTCGTTGAGTACGGCCTGAAGGTTAACAACGAAGCCGCACACGGCATCGTAGCTGACCTTACCACGTCGTAATTGACATATAGGTGGGGGCGGGTTTAGGCTCGCCCCCTAACCTATAGGAGTATTCCATGTCTAAGCGCCTTATTTCCGACGACAAAGCTACCGGGATCAAGACATATCTTGATTACGACGGCACCGATGACAACGCCACTATTGTCAAAGAGCAGGATGTCACGAATATCGTCGATTACAACAAGGCTGCGTTTGACGCCGCGCCGAAACGGTGGGGCGACTTTACTCATGTAGGCCGCATTCCGATGACGGTTTACAACGAACTTAAAGAGAAGGGCATTCTGGACGACCAACAAGAGTTGGTGAAGTGGCTGAATGATCCTAACAACGCCATGTGGCGTACACGACCAGGGAATGTCTGATGGCGATTACAACCTACGCAGAACTTAAATCTGCCGTCGCTGATTGGCTCAATCGGGACGATCTTGACGCCGTTATTCCCAATTTCATTTCGCTTGCCGAAGCGCACTTTAACCGCACTATGCGCCATCGTAAGATGGTGACGCGGTCTGATGCTACGCTCGACACGCCATATTTTGCGGTGCCAGCGGATTGGCTGGAGAACATTCGCTTCCAGTTAAACACGAACCCTGTTACGCCACTGCTGTATGTAACGCCGGAACAAGCCGCAGAGGAACGCCAGAAATATAACGCATCTGGCCAACCACTATTCTTTTCTATGGTGGGAGAGCAGTTCCAAGTCGTGCCGTCGCCTGACACTAGCTACGACGCTGAACTACTTTACTACGCCAAGATTCCGGCACTGTCGGACGCCAACACAACGAACTGGCTTTTGACAGAAAGCCCAGACGTATATCTTTACGGCTCGCTGGTTCAATCTGCGCCGTATCTTAAAGAAGACGAGCGAATCTCTGTCTGGGCGGGGCTGTATCAGCAGTTTGTTGATGATATGATGCTGGCCGATGAACGCGCCCGTATTGGCTCGTCTAAACTTAAAGCTCGCTTCCGCACATTTGGTTAGGGGTCAACGCCGTGTCTTTTTCTAATTATCTTGAGAACAAAGTTCTCGATCATGTTTTCGGTGGCTCGGCGTATACTGCTCCGGCCACTCTTTATGTCGGTCTGTTTACTAGCGATCCTGGCGAAGCAGGCGCTGGCACAGAAGTTAGCGGCGGATCATACGCTCGCCAGACGATTGCGTTCACTGTAACGGGCAGCCAAGCGTCGAGCAGTGCTGCTGTTGAGTTCCCTACTGCGACGGCTTCGTGGGGTACGATCACTTACGCTGCGGTATATGACGCGGTGTCAGGCGGCAATCTTCTTGCATCCGGTGCGCTGACGACTTCAAAGACTATCGACAGCGGCGACGTATTCCGTATCCCATCGGGTGATTTTGACATCGACTTGGATTGATAGATGGCCGGTTATGGTAGTGGCTTATATGGCATAGGGAGTTACGGTATTGACCCATTAGAGGGTCAAATTACCGTAACGGCTGCTGCCACCGCTACCGCTTCTGGTCTTATTGTTAAAGACGCTGTCGTCGCTGTTGCAGCGGCGTCTACTGTATCGCCTACGGCTACTCGCGTTCGCGAAGCCGCGATTGCTGTTTCAGCTACATCCACAGTTTCGCCGACAGCTACTCGTGTTCGTGAAGCAGCGATTTCTTCTTCTGCGTCATCGACTGTTTCGTTGTCCGCTGTTCGTGTTCGTTTGGGCGAAACAACGGCGCTATCTACATCTACAGTTTCGGTAGCGGCGCAGGCAGTATTCCTTTCGGGCGTAACAGTAAACGCACAAAGCACTGTCACTCCGACTGCTAACCGTGTGCAGTCAACGGGCGCAGCAATCTCGGCCACATCTACTGTAAATGTCGTTGCAGTAGAAAAATGGGAACCTGTCCCAATTACGCCAGAGACATGGACGCAACAATCCGATACTGCTATATCGTGGGCTGCGAATAGTGATACACCGAAGACTTGGACGCCGGTTGCAGTAACGGGCAAGACTTGGACTGAAATTTCTGATACAGATGAGACTTGGACGCCGAAAGAGTTTCCAGACTCCCTGGCCGCATGAGGTAAAATATGGCTGATACTACCACAACGAACCTTGGTCTTACGAAACCCGAAGTCGGTGCAAGCGCCGATACATGGGGTGCGAAGCTCAACACGGACCTTGATCTTGTAGATGCGATCTTCACCGCTGAGGGTAGCGGGACGAGCGTCGGCCTGAATGTGGGTACCGGCAAGACTCTAAATGTAGCTGGCCTCGCTCGGTTCAACTCCAGTGGCAACTACATGGAGTTTGGAACCGACATCCTTACCTCTGAGGATGCTAGTGGCGCGCACATCCGAGCGGCAGTTTCTAGCGCGGAGTTCCCTACATACTCAGTAACGGGCGACACTAATACGGGGGTGTTCTTCCCTGCCGCTAACACCTTCGCGATTTCGACCGCTGGCGATGAACGCATGCGGGTCTCGTCCACAGGCTCGGTCGGGATCGGAACGACTTCGCCTAGCAGCCCATTAGACATAGAAGCCAGCACTGCCACAGTCGATATTAACATGACTAACACGGCTAACCGTGCTGAAATAAATCTACAAGAAAGCGGAACGACTAAGGGCATTCTTGAGTATCGTGGCAGCACAAATGGCACTTTGCCAGGCACGATGCGGATAGGCACACAAGGTTCTGATGATTTAATTTTTAATACTGCTGGCGCAGAGAGGCTTCGCGTTTCAGGGACAGGCCTCGTAGGAATCGGCACGACTTCGCCTGCTACCTTAACTGCTGGAATTACGGCTTTATCAATAAGTGATACTGGCGCTAAAACAACTGGCGATAAGATAGGTGAACTTAACTTCGTCACCGATGATGCCTCGTTTACTGGCACATATGCAGATGGCATAGGTGCGGCAATCAATGCCGTGTCAACCTCTGCGACTGGGGCGGCTTATGGCCTAACATTTACTACGGCAACTACTACAGGCTCGAACAGAGCGGAGCGTGTCAGAATAACTGAGACAGGCGACGTAGGTATCGGCACGACTTCGCCTAGTGCGAAACTTCATGTGTCTGGCACTGCCGCCACCCCTGCTGTATTGGGTCGCACAAGTTCAGATACAAACTGCAACATTGAGTATCGCGGCTCTGCTACCTCTGTTTATGCTGGTAAGGGCGCAGGGGATATTTGGGCTGTAGGTTCTGGTAGTGATCTAAGTAATGCAACTACCACTAAGTTCGCAGTTGATACAGGAAACGGCAACGTAGGGATCGGCACGACTTCGCCTTCTTACCAGTTGCAGCTATCTACTGATAGTGCGGCCAAGCCTTCTACAAATACATGGACGATTGCTTCTGACGCTCGCATCAAAAAAGAGACTGGAGAATATACCAAGGGTCTTGATGCGGTCTGTGCCCTCCGGCCTGTTACCTACGAATACAACGGTGCGGCGGGATTTGAGGCTGATGGCAAAGAGAATATCTCCATCATTGCACAAGAGGCGATTGAACATTTCCCCGAATGTGTCGGGACGTTTAACGCCAAATTGAATGAGGGTGATGAAGACGAAACGGAACTGTTTAACTGGAATGGTCACGCTCTCACATTTGCTCTTGTCAACGCCATCAAAGAACTGAAGGCCCAAAACGACGATCTTCGCGCCCGCGTGGCACAACTTGAAGGGCAATAGCCATGTCTTCTACTACTTACACTTGGACTATCGCTGCACTGGATTGCAGCAACACAGATGATGCTTTCCCGGCCAAAGTCATCACCGCTCACTGGCGGCTTGATGGCGAGTTCTTGAGCGGCGGGCAGTTCTCGGCTGGTGTCTACGGCACTGTGTCTTTCGAAGAGCCGGAAGCTGGCAGCTTTGTTCCCTTCGACCAGTTGACCGAAGCACAGGTCATCGGTTGGGTTGAGGCCGCTCTGGGCGATGAGCAGGTCGCTAAATACAAGGCCAACATTGAGCAGCAGATTGCTGACCTGATTGCACCGCCTGTTGAGAGCAAGCCTCTGCCCTGGGCAGCATAAATCGTGAAGGGGAGCCGGAAAAGTGCCTAGCATCAATCTTACTGAAGCAGAACGGCTCGCCCGTATTGAAGTCATTCTTGAGCGCATCGAAGCCAAGCTAGATCGGGTCGAAGAAGACCAGATTGAAGACATGGCGGAACTAGCTGCATTAAAGAACAAGGGTGCTGGCATCTTGATAGGTGTCGCGCTCTTCGCGGCTGGTGTTGGTGCGTCTGTTGGTAATTTGTTGAAAGCATTGTTTGAGTGACACATGGCTTACGTTTTTGGTTCTCGATCTCTAAAACGCCTGGAAGGCATTCACCCTGATCTGCGCCGAGTGATGGATCGCGCTATTGCGGCTACCGATCTGGATTTCACTGTTCTTGAAGGGATGCGAACTCTAGCACGACAGAAAAAGCTAGTAGCATCTGGTGCGTCCAAGACCATGAATAGCCGTCATCTTACCGGCCATGCTGTAGACATTGCTCCCTTAGTTGGGGGCAAAGTCTCTTGGGAATGGCCGCTCTACCACCGCCTGGCTCCTATCGTAAAACAAGCTGCACTAGACGAAGGCGTCCGTATTGAATGGGGAGGTGACTGGCGCAGCTTCAAAGATGGCCCGCATTGGCAATTGCCATGGCGTGACTATCCGGCGTGATCCTCCCGCCGATCTTTGCAGCGGTATTTGTTGTCTGCACTGGTTCGGTCTGGGTGTTCGGTTTTGTCGCGATGTGGTATTTAGCTATATCGGTAGAATACGCTGCGATTAAGTTTCTTAATTTTTCGAGACGGGTAAATAAAGATGGACATGTTAAGGAAATCTTTCACTGGGAAGGATAACGAGACATTAGACATAGGTCGTGTGCTTTGGGCGAAGATGTCCTTAGTGTTCTGTGGCGCATCTATTTACGCAATCTATAATGGCCAAGCATTCGACCCCAGTATGTGGGGTATAGGTGCTGGCGCAGTGCTGGCGGCTGGAGGTGCAGGCATCGCGGCGAAAGCCAAGACAGAGCCAGAAAAAGATGGCTGAGATTGCGTCTATTGTATCTGCCGTCTGGCCTATTATGCTTGCCGCAGTGCTTGTCATAATCAGTTTAGCCAAGCTAGATGGACGTGTGGGCATTTTGGAAGAAAAGGTCAAAGTGCTGTTCGATTTGTTCAATAAGGACAAGTAATGTTACCACTACCTAGTTCTCTAACTCTTTATGCCGCTGCTGGTACTCTGGTAGTAGGAACAATAGCAGGCTACAAGATACGGGATTGGCAGTGTGACGCTGCACTTGCAAACGCCTTGGAAGAGGCGGCAGAGCGGCAGCAGGAGATGCAAGATGAACTGGAACAAAAAGCCAGAGCCTATGAGGCGCTCAGAGATTATGCCGATGGGTTGGGAGCCAGCCGAGGAACGAGCATTCGCGAGATTTATCGTGAAGTTCCTGCTCCTGCCCCTAGCTGTGCTGCTCCTAATTCTATTGTCGGGGTGCTCCAAGGCGGTGTCGATAACGCCAATGCCGCCGCCTCCGGCGAACCTAGAGAGTAACTGCCGCCCACTCGACAATGTACCTGATCCGCTCATCGATCCAGAGCGGGCGCTCTGGGAAAGCCATTTGATTGCTCGTTACATGGAGTGCAGTGTCAAGCATCGCTTGACGATTGAGGCTTGGCGGGCGGCTGTAAATACGCAATAAAGCTGGTATAAGGCTGTATTGAAACTTTAGGTAGCGCCAGATGACCTTACTCCCTATCAGATTGCCGCCGGGCATCTACAAGAACGGAACTGAATTAGATGCCGCCGGACGTTGGTTCGACGGCAATCTTGTGCGTTGGGTTGAAGGAATGATGCGGCCTGTTGGGGGATGGCAGGAACGCACTACTACAACGCTTACCGGTAAACCCCGTGCTATTCTAACATGGCGCGACAACAGCGCCACGCGGCAGATTGCTGTCGGCACACACTCTAAACTCTACGCCGTGTCTCAGTCATCGGTGATTTACGACATCACGCCAACAGGCTTTACGCCAGGCAACGCGGATGCAAGTGTTGCCGGTGGTTTCGGGGTGGGTTTTTATAGCGATGGTTACTATGGTACGCCCCGCGCCGATGTCGGAACTATCACTCCCGCCACGACATGGACGCTTGATACATGGGGAGAGTATCTTGTCGGCTGCGCAAACTCTGACGGTAAAATCTATGAGTGGCAACTTGATACCAGCGGACCTACGCCCGCAGCCGTAGTCACTAACGCGCCGACAGGTACCACAGCTATTATGGTATCGAACGAGCGTTCGCTTTTTGCTTTAGGTGCAGGAGGAAACCCGCGCCGCATAAGTTGGTCTGATTTTGAAAACAACACGGTGTGGACGCCTGCGTCAGACAATCTTGCCGGCAGTATTGATTTGCAGACTGGCGGCAAGATTGTTGTCGCTAAACGTGTGCGCGGGCAAATTCTTGTCCTTACTGATATTGATGCACACGTTGTCTCATACGTCGGCCAGCCGTTTGTCTATCAGTCAGAATATGTAGGCCGATCCTGCGGTATTCCTGGGCCGAACGCGATTGCCGTGCAGGACAACTTTGCAGTCTGGATGAGTACTCGCGGGTTCTTCACCTACGACGGATATATCAAACCACTGCCGAGCGAAGTGTCAGACTATGTATTCTCTGACATCAACCGCGCACAGATGAGTAAAGTCTACGCCGTTAACAACTCACAGTTCAACGAAGTATGGTGGTTCTATCCGTCCGCAAGTTCGCAAGAGAATGACCGCTACGTTGTGTGGAACTACGCCGATAACTATTGGACTATCGGCGAGATGGCTCGTTCCGCCGGTACGGATCGCGGGGTGTTTACCAACCCGATCTTCGTCGGCACCGATGGTATTCTCTACGATCACGAAGTCGGAGTTAATCACGACGGGACTGACGTGTATGTTGAAAGCGGGCCGGTCCAGATCGGCAATGGCGACAACATCTATTACGTCAATGAACTCATACCTGACGAGCGAAATCAGGGCGATGTCACGGCCACATTTTATTCGCGCTACTACCCTAACTCAACGCAGCGATCTTACGGCCCGTACTCTATGACGAACCCCACGTCCGTCAGGTTCAACGGACGCCAAGTTAATATGCGCCTGACAGCCACGCCGAATACGGACTGGCGTGTCGGAACGATGCGACTTAACGCGGCGCCAGGTGGGCGTAGATGAAACTCCCCGCCCCACCGCAGGATTATCTCTCGTCGCACGAGAACCAGCGCAACAGGATCATCGAACAAGCCGATGGCCAGAACTATAAGCGCGGCCAAGATGTGCGTGTCCAACAGCCGTCCAAACTGATTGTCAGCGACGTAGATTTTATTACTGGCGAAACCCATGTAGACCAGACAGGCCGACTACATTGGAACGATACGGACCAGACTCTCAACTTGGGTATGGAATACGGCGTTGTTCAACAGATCGGCCAAGAGACTTACGCCCGCGTAGGCAACACGACAGGCTCGACAATCCCTAACGGAACAGTCGTAGGTTTTGCGGGAGCCACGGCTAACGCACTACTTGTGTCTCCGTATCTCGCGGATGGTTCGGAATCGAGCCTCTATATCATAGGGATAATGACGCACGATCTACCAGATAGCGGCGACAAAGGTTACTGCTGCACATGGGGTTTTGTGCGCGACGTAGATACAAGTGCGTTTACTGCTGGCGATATTCTATACGCACACCCTACAACTGCGGGCGCTCTTACTGCAACGAAACCAACTGCCCCTAACAACGTCATACCTGTTGCGGCGTGTATTATATCCGATGCCACAAACGGCGTTCTTTTTGTGCGCCCTACAATTGAACAACAAGAATACTACGGCGTATTTTCCAAGACTGCCGACCAAACCCCTGCCGCGATTAACACGGCATATGCTCTTACTTTTGATGCTACACCAGAAATATCCAACGGAGTGATTGTCGGAACGCCAACTTCAAGAATTGTTGTGCCGGATTCCGGCCTTTACCAGTTTGATGCGACAGTGCAGCTTACTAGCGGTAACGCTTCCGCCAAGAATATATGGATATGGTTCAGAAAGAATGGAACTGACGTACCCAATTCAGCGCGTATTGTTACTTCGGATATTAATAACGGATACGTTCCTGTTGCCTTACAAGATACGATTTCTCTTGCGGCCAATGAGTATGTTGAGATTATGTTTGCGGCCAGCGATACTGCGGTTACAGTAGATAACGTCGCGAGTACGGCATTTGCTCCAGCCGCCCCCGCCGCCGTTCTCCAAGTAGTTCAAATGCAGCAATAGTTTATGGACTTAGAACAAGAGTTTGCACGGTGTAAGTCTTGGATCGAAGACGCGCTCGAATACTCCGGCGGGACGCACGACATTGAGCATATTTGGGAAGGAATACAGTCAGGCCGCTATCAGTTTTGGCCAGGCAAATACAGTGCAATAGTTACGGAATTTCACATCTACCCCAAGAAGACATCTCTTCATGTATTTCTAGCAGGTGGTAAACTAGACGAACTACTAGACATGTGGGATTCTATGGAAATTTATGCTAAGGCAACGGGGTGTGCATCTCTTTCAGTTTCAGGTAGAAAGGGATGGATGCGAGCATTGGAAAGCCGTGATGCTAAATATCTATGCACTACGGTGATTAAGGAATTATAGGTATGTCTAAAGGCGGTAGCGAAACATCGACGGTAACGAGCCAGCAAACGCTTGATCCGTTTATTCGGGATGCGTTGCAGCGCAACGTCATGGCAGCGCAGCAGGTATCACAGTTGCCGTATCAGCCCTACAGCGGGCCGCGTGTAGCTGGTTTCCGTCCGGCAGAACAACAAGCCTTCGACATCGCACAGCAGGCTGTCGCTGGTCGTGTTGGCTCGCAGCAACTAGCGGGGGCTACTCAGGCCGCGCAGCAAGCAGCAGCTTTTGGTCCAGAGCAGTTCCAACAGAACGTCGCTGGTTTCATGTCGCCGTATCAGCAGAACGT